CGCTCATCAACGCTCAACGCAGGGTAAGATCAGGGGTTTAAGCCATGGCAGTTCTCGCTAACATTCAGGCTGACGTTCACTATCATCAAGTGCTCTCGATGGCCTTGGAAGACAGGTCTTCGAGCTATGAGGATCTCGTATCCAATAACAACGCGATGCTCGCTGTGCTGAGACGCAAAGGTTTATGGCGCACTTATAGTGGTCCGCGCATTCGCCAAACCTTGCAGATCAACAAGCAAGACGCTCAGTGGTATTCTGGATACGATCAGTTACTCAACCCAGCGTTGGATTTGTTCAACGATGTATTCTATTCGCCTAAAATGGTTGTGGTGCCTGTCATCCTGTCGATGCAGGAGATCCTCAACAACGAGGGCGACGCGCAAATCATCGATACCCTGGAAGCCTACATGGACGCCGCCGAGCGCTCGCTCGAAGACACCATGGACGCGGCGATCTACAGCAACGGGACGGCATTCGGCGGCAAGCAGCTGACCGGCCTGGCGGCGGCCATCCCGATCCTGGTGGCGACCGGCACCTACGCCGGCATCGACCGCACGCAGGCCAACAACGCGATCTGGCGCACCACGACGTGGGACGCGCAGGCCCTCGCCGGAACGACCATCCCCGGCCTTCCTGCAGCCCTTGGTACGGCGGTCACGTCGACCTCGATCCGGCCGATGCTGAACTACGTCATGACCAAGCAGAGCCGTGGCAAGCAGTACGCCGACCTGCTGATCATGTCCCCGGAACACTACGCCGCCTATGACGCCGCCACGGTCGCGATCCAGCGCATCAACAACGAGACCAGCCTCGGCAAGCTCGGCTTCACCTCGCTTGAGTATATCGGCGGAGGCAAGAGGGCCGAGATCGTGCTCGACGGCGGCATCGGAAGCAACATGCCGAACGATACGACGTTTGGTCTCAACACCGATACGCTGCGCATCAGGTATAACCCGAACCGTAACTTCGATAGACTGTTCAAGGGTGAAGGTCAGATGCCAATCGATAAGGACGCAATCGCCCAGTTTATTGGTTGGATGGGCGAACTTACTATGACTAATCCTATGTTTAACTGGCGCTTTACTGATACGACCCCGTAACCAGTGAGCGCTGGCCAGCACTTGGCGCATGAGCAGCGAGAAGATAACGCACCGTTATGCGCTGAAGTGCTGGCCCTTTTCGGAGGACAGAGATGGCTCTCGGAACCAAATCCGCAGGCGTTACGCCGTTTTTCAAGCTGATGGCGTTCAAGGACGAGCGCGAAAGCATCAAGGCCGGAAGGCCGATCTTTCGCGACCTCGAAGTGGTCGAGATCCGCGTCGCCGGCTCGAAGGACAACGGCGTCTATCGCAGTAACGACTACTCGCACTGGGAAGTCGACGAGGAGACCGGGGAGCAGCGGCAGCTGACGTTCGCGGAGCGCTGGCCGAGGCAATACAATCAGTTCAAGGAGAAGCAGCAGCAGACCAAATCAGGAACGCCGCTCGATTATGTTCCTTTTTTGACGGACTCGAAGCGAGCCGAGCTGCGTGCACTGAATATTTATACCATCGAGGCGTTGGCCGAGGTGGACGGCCAGCCGCTGAAAAATCTCGGCATTGGCGGCAGGGACCTGAAGAACAAGGCGATAGAGTATCTGGCCAGCTCCTCCCACAACGGCACGGTCATGCGCCAGCAGGCTCAGATCGAAGCCTTGATGACCCAGATCCGGCTGCTGGAGGACGACAAGAAGCTCCTGGTCGGCTCCGTTGCACCGCAGCAGCTGCAGCCTCCGCGTGATCCGGAACGCGACCCGGTCCCACCCGAGCCTCCTGCGGAGCCGGAAGACGAAGAGCCGGAGGACGGCGAAGGCGAAGACGAGCGTACGGTTCAGCCCGGACTGAACGTCTCCGGCGAGCTGATCGGCATGAGCCGTGCCGAGCTGCGCGGCCTCATCACCGAAAAGACCGGGAAGCGCCCGGTCGGCAATCCGTCGATGCGGACGCTGGTGCGGATGGCGCAGGAGATTGGCAGGTGACGGTCCAGTCGGTGGTGCAAGAAGTCTGCTCGTTCGTCGGTGTCAGGCCGCCGAACAGCAGTATTTTTGTTTCCCCCTATCAGGACCGCACGGCATGGGAGTTCGTCAATCTCGCCAACGAAATGGCGCAACGCATTGCTTATGACACCCGCGACTGGCAGGGATTGCGCAAGCTTTGTGTTTTCAATGGTGCGGAATTCCTTGATCCAAAAGACAACGTGATGAAGTTGATGCCATCTTTCCCATTGCCGTCCGACTACCAGCGCATGCTATTGACTGCGAATGTTTGGCGTTCAACCAATTTAGTGTCGCCATTGATGTTTGTTTCGGATCCGGATGATTGGATTAAGGGTGGATTTTTGGGATATTATGATCCGGGTGTGGGATTGGCGATTGATGGAACTGGGATGCCAAGCGGACAATGGATGATCGAGAACGACGAAATGTTCATTCGCCCTGAACTTGCCGTTGGTGAAACAGTCCAGTTTTATTATCTGCGCAACACGCCGGTGCGCCTGTATGCCGGCGGTTTTGGCACGGAGTTCGTCAACGATGCCGACGTCTTTGCCTTGCCGGAGCGACTGCTCAAGCTTGGACTGATTTGGCAGTGGAAGGCCAACAAGGGAGCCACCTACGCCGAGGACCTCGCCAACTACGAGGATGCGCTGTCCAGAGTTGCCGGAAACGACAAGCCCTCTCCGATTATCATCGGATAGACCATGTCAAGGACATTCAATGTAAGAAGAAGTACAGGGGCTCCTACTGCGGAAGGGTTCAATATTGCGATGCCTGGGCCTGCCGGCCCGCAGGGTATTCCCGGGGTTCCCGGACCAACCGGGCCAACCGGGGCACCGGGCCCGCAAGGTTCACAGGGTCCGCAGGGGTTGCAGGGCACGACTGGCGCAACAGGTGCGCCGAGCACGGTGCCGGGACCGCAAGGTCCACAAGGTCTGCAAGGCAATCCAGGTTCGCAAGGCGTCAAGGGCGACTCCGGCCCGCAGGGCGGTATCGGACCCCCAGGACTGCAAGGATCTACCGGGCCTGCCGGTCCGCAGGGCGCCGCGAGCACGGTGCCAGGGCCGCAGGGACCAATTGGCGCAACCGGATCACAGGGTCTGCAAGGCGCAATCGGACCACAAGGGCCGGTCGGCGCGACTGGACCGCAGGGCGTGCAAGGCGCGGTGGGACCGGAAGGCCCCGGCGGCGGAACGATCATCCTGCACGGCACCGGCTTGCCGCCATCCTTATTGGGTAACGGCGGCGATTATTATGTCGATACGACGGGGCAAGACCTCTACGGCCCGCGTGTCGATGCCTCCGATCCGTTCCTTCCGCCAGAATATGCCATTGCAGACGGACTAATTCCGGCAAGTGCTTCCCCCGGATTGCTGGAATGCGGTGTGCTGGCGCTGTTTTCCGCTCCCGGTGTCATCACGCACATCCGCTACTATCGACAGCCGGGCGTTCCACTCTCGATCAAGGGCAACCTTTGGAGCAAGACGACGACCTTGCGGCTGGCGGGTGCGACCGGGGCTGATGACGGAACTGTCGGGTGGAAAACAATTCCGTTGGCTACGCCAAGGCGCGTTGCTGCCGGTGAAACCATCGTGGTGTCATACGGCATACCGGCTGGCAGCAATTACGCCCGCACCGATGGCTCGCCGTTCCCATACAGCAATGGTGGTCACTTTACGCTGACGACCGGCGGTTACACGACAACGCTGGACACCTATCCCGGCACGCAGGGGGCATCGCCTGCGTTTTGGGCCGATGTTATTTTTCGCGCCGACGATACCAACACATGGCCGGTTGCGGTGCCGGGGTTCAGCGAGGCACCGAACAACGCCACGGTTCATGGACGGCAAGGTTCAACAGCCATATGGAAGCCGGTCTGGCTGCAGATGACGCAGGCGGCCTACGACGCGCTGACGCCGAAGGATGCCAATACGCTGTATGTGATAGTCGGATGACGGTACTCAACACAGCCAATAAGCTGTTTATCGGCAGCACGCCGGTTAGCGCGGCGTACGCCGGCGCGAACAAGGTGTTTCCGAGCGGCTTCAATCCCGCGTCCGTCGTCGGTCTGACGGTATGGCTCGATGCATCGCAACTGGCTCTTGCTGACGGCGCAGCGGTGTCGCCGTGGACCGATCTGAGTGGCCGGAATAATCATGGCACAATCGTTGGCACCCCTGCACCCAAGGTCCGCACCAACGCCTTGAACGGCAATCGGGTGGTTCGCTTCACGATGAACGAGGGTCGGGTACGCGGCAATTGCGATATGACGTGGAGTGGACTGCCCGCGCCCGCCTATAACTACACGCTTGTCTACGTTACGCGACAATGGGGAGGAAATGTTGGTCGCGTATTTTCCGGGCTATATCCGGGAACTAATTTTCTCGTAGGCTTCCATTCGTCTGGACAAGACACGGCTTATGACGGCAGTACGTTTCTCGTTCCGGCGACGGCATGGGGTGCCGTGCCGACGCCGTGGAAATTGTACGGCATGACCGGGTTCAACACTGGGTCAGGCGGCAACGACAAGTTTTATAGCAATGGCGTGGTGTTGGGGACTGGCGGAGGTGGCACCGGGCTGCAAGCGAACTATAATTTGTCAGGCTACGAAGCCACAGGCACGGCAGAGACTTGCGACTGTGAAGTTGCCGAGATGCTGCTCTATCACCACGAACTGACCAATGCCGACCGTGTTGCGGTCGAGGGCTATCTGCGTGGCAAGTGGGGGCTGACATGAGCCGCTCGCTGCCGCACTATCGCGAGTTCCGGCGCTTCGCTGCGCCGGCCGAGGTCATGCAGCAGTTGCTGCCGAAGACCATTCCGGCGCCGACGCGCGGCCTGATCCTGAACGAGAACCCGGCCTTCATGCAGCCGGCTGCGGCATTGGTGCTCGACAACTGGTTCGTGACCGAGAACACATTGCGCATTCGTGGCGGCTCGCAGACATGGTGTTCCCTGCCGGAGACGATCCAGATCAGATCGTTGTTCAACTATGTCACTGGCGTTGCACGCAAGATGTTCGCCTCGAACGCCACCAAGCTCTATGAGGTGACGTCGTCGACGCCTGCGCTGATCGCTGGCATCACCATTACGGACGGGCATTTTTCGACAGCGCAACTTGCCAATGCCGCCGGCTACTGGCTGTTTGCCGTCAATGACAGCGGCAACTATCCGCTGCGTTACGACGGCACCAATTGGGTACAGCTCGTAGCGGGATACACACCTCCTGCCGGTCAACCAGGTACAATCAACGGTCCGCCGGGCATGGTTCCGGGCGCAGCCGGCACACCAGTCGCCGCTCTTGGCCTGACACAGGTTTGGAAATACCGCCGCCGCCTGTTCTTCATTCAGGGCAGCAGCATGAACGCATGGTACCTCGACATCGACGCCGTCGCCGGCACCTTGCAGCCGATCCCTCTGTCCGGTTCCTTCACCAAGGGCGGTACATTGCTGTTTGGTTGCACCTGGTCGGTTTCGGCCGGGGACGGCATCGACGACAAGTGCATTTTCGTCACGACAGAAGGCGAAATCGCCGTCTTCACCGGGACCAATCCGAGCGACCCGCTGAATTGGCGCCAGCAAGGCCGCTATCAGATATCCCACCCGATGGGGAAGAACGCATGGCTCAACATTGGCGGCGACGTCCTGATCATCACAACGGATGGCCTGGTGCCAATAAGCCAGGCGCTGACCAAGGACATCACGGCGCTGGAGTTCTCGGCACTCACCCGATCCATACACCCGCTGTGGGAAAAGGAGATCTTCGACAAGAACGACCGCCCGTGGAGCATGTGCAAGTGGGAAGAATTCGGCGGCTTGTTCGTCACTACACCCGGTGGCTTCATTGGTGACTGGCGCTGTTTCGTCGCCAACACGGTGACCGGAGCCTGGTCGCGCTTCACCGGATGGGACGCGCTGCAGTTTTGCACCCTGTCCGGCAGCATGTTCTTCGGCACCCAGGACGGTCGCATCGTGCAGGCTGACATCAAAGGCAAGGACTACAGCCCGACGCGGCCTCCGCCAGGAACCCCGGAAGCAGCCAATGGCTCTGGGCTGTATGGGATGCGAACCTATACCTGCACCTACGTTGGTGGATGGGAAGTGTTCGGGTCTCCGCCGTTCACATTCACGCTGCGGCAGGCGCGCTGTTCGTTCAACACCAGATCACCGAACGAGACATTCATTCCGCAGATCACGGCGTGCATCAACTACATCGTCGATGTGCCGCTGGCGCCTGTTCCCGGGCCAGACTTCGGTCTCGCCGAAGTCTGGGATGAGGGCTTGTGGGGGACTGGCACCAGCCCGCATCCTCCCGAGCCTCCGTTCGAGGCCAACGAGCCCGGCAAGGCACGCTGGGATCAGCCCGGAGCAGCTGTCGCACCAACGCGCACGACAATGTGGGTCTCAATCGGAGAGACCGGAGTGTCGCACGCGCCGATTGTGCAGGCGTCCGTGTTCCAGGAAGTTATGCCCGACGTCGAAATGCTCGGCATCAGCATGCTGGCCGAGAAGGCCGGCGTAGCAGTCTAAGGAGCTGACATGCTCTATCCTGAAGTGGCTCCGGCGGCTCCGATCACCCGCGAGGAGCTTGCGCACCTCCTGGCGATACAAAATGCTTCCGGCGACTACGATCCTGGAGCGGGAGAAGACTCCGCTGGGGGTGGGCAAGCCGTCTCAGTAAGCGGCTATGGCCGAACCGGCGACGACACTAGCGCGCAATCCCAGGCTTCTCAAGGACGGGACGCGGCCGCAATGGCGGCAGCGGCGCAAGCAGCAGGTCGCGATTTTGCTACAGATACACAGGGCAACGCCATCACCGGGCCGCTCAGTGGCCCAGGGTTTGGTGCGCTGTCGACGACTACGGCAAACGATCCAATAAGCGAAAATGCGGTGGCAACGACAGCAATCACGGAACCCGGCCCCACGCAGGCTGGACAGGCGTATAGCGGCCCGAATTTCGGAACGCCCGGAAGGGCTGGGGTTCTTGGGGATCAGTTCGACGCATTCTCAGGTGGGGCTGTTACGCCGACGGGTTCGCCAGGCCTGCCGTCCATGGTGTCTGGTTTTCCATCCACGAGTTTTGTGAGCGACTTGTTCGACACAGGCAAGAACGCGGTCGCGCAGGGGTGGGGTTCGGTAAATCAAGCTAATACCGATGCTGCTATTTCTGCCAATGCTATTGGTAGCATTGTGGGCAATCTTGGCTTTGGCCCAGGCTTTGGCTTCGGCTCTGGATCTACTGCTGCAGCCGCTCCTGGCGGATCTTCCTCTGGCGGCAGAGGAAGCACAACGGCTGGATCTGCGGTCGACAACACCGGCTCTTCGGCGGCTGGACAGGCCGCCATCGGAAGCATCATGGCCGGAGTTGGAGGCTGGGGCGGTAATACTGGCTTCAGCTCGACCGGAGGCTACGAGGGCAGCGCTTCGATGAGCAATACCGGCGGCGCGCAGGGCTTTGGCGGCGGCGCTGTCGGAGGCTTTGGCGGCGGCACTGGTTCTGGCGACGGTGCTGGCTCCGGGTCTGGCGGCGGAAGCGGCGGCAGCAGCAGCGACGGTAGCAGCAGCAGTGGCGACACGACCGGCGGCAGCAGCGGAGTAGGCTGATGATCCGGTTCGTCTACGATCACGACGCAGAGATCGGGGCCTTCGTGGCCTCGCGCATGCCCAACATGTCGCGCGGCTTTGGCTCCGCCATCAAGACGATTGGCGTCATCAACGAGCGCAATGAGTTTCTGCTCGGTGCGGTTTT